CTTCATTGCTGAATTCTACGTTATAGGCAGTCTGGAATTTAAATTTATGATTCTAATTAGGAGGTGTGGCCTTATGTCTACGCTTTTCACAAAACTTGGCGAAGTCGATCTGGGTATAGTTCTGTCCCGTGAACAGCAAGAACAATATCTGGCACGCATTTCTCCAAAAGAGGATCGTGATGACTGGAGATTTGATGGACGACTTTTCGATGCAGTTCAGCTGTTAGGCTATCCTGATAGGGTTATTTCGGAGATTCGGAAGTCAATCAAGGACAGAAACTGTTCTAAACAGTTCTATCACAAGGAGGCTATGATGTTGAACGCGAGTCGGTTTTATGGTCCACAACCAAAGGATTCGCGGTATACTAAGCCTTGTAGGGCAGCACGAGTTCTACTTATTAAGATGCTTCCAAAACGGAGACTGCAGAAAATTAACGTAGAGCAGTTAACTGAGGATGATCTTAGTAACAAATCTGGAGCTGCTGGAGCTATTGGTTATGGTTCTAAAGTTGAGAACTTTGAACGGTGCCAGGCTACAGCAAAACAAATCCTGAAGCTCATCCATGACGGAACTGCTTTTAGGTTGGTGCAAATTCCAACAATGTGCTATCATCGTGGTCAGCTTGGTCATTTGACTGAGGATGGAGTACATTATAGTTTTTCACCAACAAAGAAGGATCGGTACGTTATTGGAGTGGATGGAGGGACAGTCTTGGTTGAAATGCAGTATGGTAAGCCCCTTTACCAACTGTTAAAGAACCATGCGAAGTTCTATGCCGGAGGTAAGACACCTGAGGAATTAAGAAAGTGCGTTAAGAGAGGTCGTGGTAGCCGTTTGTATTGGTTCAGCACTGATTATTCGCACTTTGACCAGTCCGTACCCGCTTGGGTTTTATGGGAGGTCTTTGATATTCTAAAGGAGACTTATTTCCGTGGTCAGGATGAAGTGGTCTTTGATTGGATCGCGTATAACTTCATCAATACCTTGCTAGGGCTTCCGGACGGTACAGTTAAGCGGAAAGACCATGGTATTCCGAGTGGAAGTTATTTCACTCAAATCATTGGTACCTTAGCTAACGTTTACATGTCCTTAGCGACGCTTGCTTCTATGTCAG